ATATACATTATGAAATATTTAAAAAACTTTAAATTATTTGAAGATTACCTATTTGAAGGTTATACTATGAAGATTCGTCCAATGTTGGAGAAATATGCAAGAGAAATTTTGGAAAAACTATATTCAAAAGAAAATAAATCAAGTGGAATTAAAGCATATACTGGCGGACCTAATATATCTAAGTCTATTACAGGAGGAATTTTATTTGGATTCGATGAAATTGAATTTCCAATAAATGATATAGATTTTCCAGTTGCAGGTATAATAATCAGAGATGAAAAGAAAAAAACAGATTTTTTCAATGAAAGAGAACAAGATGGATCTTTTTCACCAAGTGATAGTGTTGAAGTTACCAATAAAAAAGGATCTAAATTACCTTATGCTGTTATAAATATTAATGCTAATTCAAAGAAAAGAAAGTATGAAGTAATATATCACGAACTTTTTCATGCTTTTAGATGGGCTACGAGTGTTAAAAAAAATGGATTAATTTCAACGGTTGATATAAATAGCGCATTTAAAGCTTTTATGGGAAATAATAAGTTTAAAACTTCCAAAGGACCACATGGAAATATAATCGGAGATTATTTTAAAGTTTTAAAACATTTAGTATATTATTCAGGAGAAGAAGAAGGTTCTAATCATATACATAATAGTATTGTATATGATAATAATATAAATTTTATAGGAATTATTCTTAAATTAATGAAAGATTTTGATGTTGAAAAATGGAAAAAAGAATTCGCAAAATATAATGAATGGCAAGATTATAATAAAAAATTCTTTACTTATTTAGAAAATAATGGATTTTTCAAAAATGAAAAAAATCAAAAATATAAAAAGATAGGAAATATGACACCTGACGAATTTTTAGATTTTTGGGGAAAAATTTTTAAAAGAAACGGTGATAGTTTATATAGAAAGTTTAATAAAATTAAACTAGAATATAATTTAGAAGATAGATATAAAAATTTTGAAGATGAATTGACTAATGAAGAATTTGATAAATTATCAAAGGAACATAAAATAAGGTTTATATCAAAGTATGCAACTGAATTAACAGATGAGCAATTTTTTTGGTGTAATACATTATCTAAAATTGAAAAAGAAAATGATCCAAGAAAAGATTTTATAGAAAATGCAGAAATATTAACTGATAAACAATTTGAATGGTATCCTATAAAATCTAAAAATATATACATAAAAAATGTGCTTTCTAAAAATAATATTTTAACAAAAAAACAATTTGAATTTTTAGATAATAATGTTAAGTTACAATATTATAAGATGAGAAGCGAATTTGGAGATATTGACGAGGAAGTTCAAGAATGGTATAATACATATAGTTATAGTTCATCAAATACTAAAAAAATAGAGGAAGAAGAAAGAGCAAGAAAAAAAGAAGAGGAAGAAAAGAAAAAGCTGGCACAAACAAAAAATATACAAATACAAAGATTAATTCAAAAAATCGGAAATTTCGATAATATCATAGAATTAAACCAAATTTATAGTGCTATGGGAGAATTGAAATTAACTTATGCGGAATCACAAGATGCACAATTGGCTATAACAAGAGATCAAAAGGCTGATGATCCACGTATATCTGAGTATATTGAATTGTATAAAAAGGCACGTGAATTACAAGAACTCAATTTAGAAAATAATACTAGACTTCTCCCAAAAGAAGAAGAATTGTTATTTTCATTAGATTCAAGTTATGATAATTATAAGGAAAAATATTTAATAGAAGGAGAAATTTATAAATTAACTGATATTGCTTTTAATAATTTATCTTCTAAATTGAAAAAAATAGCAATAGAAAGAAAAAAAGGTCCATATACTCAATCTCAGTTTGATAATTTAGACGATGACTTAAAAGAAATGGCTTTATTAAAAGGATTTAATGTTTCTGATAAGTCTTTTGGATTATTGTCAAATAAACTTAAAAACTTATATTTATCAAAATATATAGGCAAGCCTTTTTTCATTAAAGAAACAATAAATGGGCGTAGTCATGATAATAGACTTGATGAAACTAAACCATATTTTAAAATTTATAATAGATATGATTTTCATTTAGATCCTGGTAATATGACTTATTATAAAATATTTTATTATTTTCAAAAGGAAAAAAATAAATTTGAATATTATATAAATGTATATAATCCAGAAGAGAAAGAAAAAATCCTTTCAAGAATAGAATATGCCAAAATGTGGGTTTATGCCTGGGAAAATGCGTGGAAAAAAGGTGTTATTGATAAAGTATTTAAAACTTGGGATAAAAAGAAAAGAAAAATATTTTTAGAAGTATTATACGGTCATCAACAAAGAGTAGCAGATTTTCTATTTGATATATTAACGGATGAAGAAAAGAGATATTGTATAGAAAATGATCATAACTATCAGGTTCCAGAACCTCTTCCGTCAAATATGCTTAAATGGAAACAAGAAAATATGTAATCAATAAAGTAATTGAGGATATTTATCAAATAATTTATATCCTAATTTTAATTTACCATCTAAAAGAGGTTTAGAAAATTCAACAATTTCTATAACCTCTTTTAGTTTATCAGGAGTTTTTATTTCAGAATAAATTATACCACTTTTAAAAGAAAATCCTATTATATCTCTTTTAATTTCTTTTTCAAATAATTTTATATTCATCCTAAATATTTCTAATTCTCCAATTAATTTTTCGGTATATAAAAGATAAGGTGAAAGTTGGTGAATAGCAAAAGCTGAATCTATTTTAGATAGATAATCTAAAAGGATATAATTTTGGTATTCAAAATCAATACAAGGTTTAATATACCAATCCAAATCTAACATACAATATATATTAAAAAATATCAACCAATTCTTTAAATTAAACTATTTATCATTTTTAGAATATAAATATATAAACTATTCTGTTATTTTATAATAAGCAGCTTAGTTTATTGAATAGCAATAAATAAAAATTAAGGCATGATATGGCAATCGAATCAAAATACGTTAAATTAACACACCGAGAACAAATCCTTCTCCGTCCAGATACATATGTCGGCTCAATACACAATGAAGAACGTGATTATTGGGCTTTCAATAAAGAAACCTCTAACATAGAATTTAAATCTGGCATCTATAATCCAGGTTATATTAAAATATTCGATGAGATATTAACAAACGCTTCGGATCACTCAATTAGAACAGGTAAAGTTTCACACATAAAAATAACCGTTGATAAAGATTTTATATCGGTTGAAAATGACGGACCAGGTATTCCTATTCTCTTACACGAAAAAGAAAAAGTTTATATACCTGAACTTATATTCGGACATCTTTTAACATCTGAAAATTATGATGATACAGAAGATAGATTTGTCGGTGGAAGAAATGGTTATGGCGCTAAACTTTGTGCTATATTTTCACATAAATTTATAGTTGAAACATGTGATGGTAAAAAGAAATACTATCAGGAATTTCAAGATAATTTATTAGTTTTAGATAAACCAAAAATTACAACTTCTAAAAAATCTTTTACAAAAATCACTTATTATCCAGATTTTACCAGATTTGAAATGACTGAAAATGACGATAATATAATAAGTATTTTAAATAAAAGAGCAGCCGACATTGCAGCATACAATCCAAAAGTAGATGTTTGGTTTAATGGTGAAAAATTAGGAGTAAAAAAGTTTGAAGATTATGTTAATCTTTTTGGTGCCGAAGAAGTATTTTATACTAAACTAAATGAGAATTGGGAAATAGCTATTACTAACGGTAAAAATACACAAGTATCATTAGTTAATGGTATAGCTACTAATAATGGTGGAACACATGTCACCTATATTAGCAATATGATTGCTGGTGAAATTAAGACTTATTTATATAAAAAGATAAAAGGATGTAATTTAACACTTCCAGAAATTAAATCAAAGTTCATGGTATTTGTATGTTGTAAAGTAGCTAATCCTATTTTTGAAACACAAACCAAAGAAATTTTAACTACTAAAATAACGGCTGAAATTACAAAAGATTTTAAATATACAGATGCTTATATTAAAAGGATATTTAAATCTTCTATTGTTGAATCTATATTAGATTGGTATGATCAAAAACAAAATGCCGAAGAAAATAAATTAGCAAGAGAAGTCAATAAAAATCTTGGTAAATTAAAAGTAGCTAAACTAATAGACGCAAAAGGTGATGGTAAAGATAGAACTAAATGCAGTTTAGCTTTATTTGAAGGAGATTCCGCTTCCTCACCATTTAGAGATTATAGAAATGATAAGACACAAGGAGCTTTCTGTTTAAGAGGTAAGTTTGTAAATGTATCAGATATACCTACAAGTAAATTACTATCTAAAAAACCAAATGGAGAATATAATTATAAAGAAGTAGTTGATTTAATGGCTGCTATGGGTCTAAGACTAGGTGAAGAAGCTGAACTTGATAAATTAAGATATGGTAAGATATTAATGTATTGCGATGCTGATTATGATGGATATAGTATAAATGCGTTATTAATTAACTTTTTGTATAAATACTGGCCCGAATTATTTGATAATTTAATGGTTTATAGAGTAGAAACTCCAATAGTGGTAAGTCAAAATATAAAAAATAAAAAGAAAATTAATTTTTATAATCAAGAAGAATATGATAAATGGTTAAGCACAGCTAACACTAAAGAGTGGATTATAAAATATAAAAAAGGGTTAGCAGCATTATCAAATGATGAATATGAAGATATTATATTGAAACCAAGGTTAATATCTATATTAAATGATGATGAATCAAAAAAAAGTTTAAATACATGGTTTGGTAAAGATACTGATTTAAGAAAAGAACAATTATTAAAACTACAATAAAAAAAGCGGCTATTAGCCGCTTTTTTATTGTTCTTCCATATATCTTCCATAATCAGCCGTTATTTCAGCCATTAATTTTGGTATATTGAATAACACATTTATTTCATCTTCTGTTATTCTAGTATTTGGGGAAAATGGAAATCCGTTAGCATCAATTAATGTTTTTTTACCGCCAAGAATTATTATCTCTACCGAAGCAGGATATCCAGGATAATCACGACTAGCTGGTTCTTCAGGTTCGTGTTGCCAGGTTATATTTAATATATATTTTACATCAAATTTTTTTCCTGCATTATATATTATTACTTCAGCGGTTTCATCTGTCACATTTATAACATCATAAAGATGATTTCCTTCCGTATCTATATATTCTTCATTAATAAACAAATTAAATGATTTAATTTTCATTTTTAATTTTCTGTATTGTTTAGATAATCTGTGTCAATTGTTGGATCCCACTCTTTTCCAAGTAAGTCCTCAATTCTATCTTCACGATCATTTTCCTCTGCTGGATTAATAGCGTCATCTATATTATTTGATTTAATAACTACAAAATTATCACCATATATTTCAACATCCTCTAATTCGTAATCGAAAATTTGGAAATTTTGTGCGAATTCGCTTGCCTCTTCATGTGTTTCAAAATGCATAGCCGACTCTTTATCTGTTGTTAATTTAATTATACCATCACTAACTTCTATGTAAGTATTTCCTCCTACTGCTGGAACTCTATTGGCTATCTTATCAGCAAAATAAGTTTCATCATCCATATCATTCATTTCGTCCATATATTCTTCATTAATAAATGATTCAAAAGATTTCATTTTACCAGTAGATAATTTTTGATATTTATTACCCTGTTCTGGTCTTGCATTTTTAATTTTATTAGTAGCTTTATTGGCAACTTTTTTATCTTGTAAATTTTGATATGTATCGCCATTTTTTGGACGAGATATAGGCTCTTGCGTAGGAATATCTGTTCCAGGATTTGCAGAATGATCTTCTGTATCTAATTGTTGATATTTATCACCTTGTTCTGGTCTTTGTGGAACGGAAAAAGCTTCAAATGATTTAATTTTCTTTTCTTTTGTAGAAAGAAATTTTTCACCGTCTATATTTTTACTAACAATTTTTTTTCTCTTAGCCGCTGATTTCTTTGGCATATCTGATAAAAAATCTTCACCGCTCATATTAGTTTCGGTTGGTCTATTTGGTTTTACTTTTTTATTATTCATAATGTATATATTATTTTAATTTGCTGGAAATTATTTCATTATTTTTTTGATGTTCCGCTATATAAATAAATCTATCAACTATTTCTACTAATTCATATAGTTCTATTTGGTAATAACTTAAATCACGCTTTATCTTATATTCCAATTTACTAATTAAATCATGTGTTCCTTCTGGTCTTTCAGATGGTAATACTGGATAAGTATCAACTAAATTTTCAATTTTTTCTTCTACCTTTTCTATTATTTCCCTTGTTTGTTCTAACTTTTTCATTAAGGTTTTATATGATTCTAAATCCAAATACACGTCTTTAATAGAGGTAGATAAAATGTTAGTAGCATGTTTTTCAACAAATGCCTTTGCATTATCACGGATTTCTTCATATTCTTTAACAAAATATTCCAATTTTTCAGGAGTATAAGTTATATCTTCAAATAATTTTATGTATTTCATAATTTATATATTTTTTAATTTAAATAATTTATCTTCTAAAATATTCTCAACATTTTTAAAATCAAAATAAGGTATTCTAATTAAGGTAATATTGTTATTTTTACAATATTCATCTTTTATTTCATCTCTTAATTTTGTTAATTCGAAAGATTTTAATCCAAAAAAATTATTTGCTTCATAATGCTGTTCACCGTCATATTCTATACATGTATTATATTCAGGTAAATAAAAATCAAATTCTAAATTTGATTTAAATCTACAACCTTCAAAAGTTTTTTGTGGTATATTTTTAATTTGTTTTTTATTTAAAAAATTTAAAATTTTTAATTCTCCTTTTGAGAATTTACATATCGGACAACCTTTACCTAATAAATGATTATATGGTTTTTGTATAAAAATACCATGTTTTTTGCATATTATTTTGATGTAAGTTTCGGTGTTAATATAATTTACCAAGAAATATTCATATAAATTATTATGCTTGTTGGTTGCTTTATCTATAAATTCTTGATTTGTTAGTTTTTTATTACCGCTGCACTTATGGCAACCTTTACCTTTTAAATGATTACTAGGTGTTTGTTGAAATTTACCATGTATATAACAAATAATATCTATTTTATTATTCCAACCAGAATATACTACATTTGTATAATCATATATACCATTATGTATTTTACATGCTTTATTTTTAAAATTTTCTGTATTAGATTTTTTATTTTTAGCACAATTATAGCAACCATTTCCCTTTAAATGATCATTTGGCGCCTGTAGAAATTCGCCATGTTTTTTGCAAATTATTATTATTTTCTCTCTACTTTTTGTATAATCTACTTTATTATAATCAAATTTATCACCATGAATATTTTTTGCTTTTTCTATAAATTCTTGCGTTGTTAATTTCTTCATAAACTTTCAATTAATTTAAGATATAATCTACTATGAATATTAAAGTTAATCTTATAATCGACCTAAACTATATATTAAATAAATTGGTTTTTCCATTATCAAAATCAAATGTTTTATATGGTAATCTATACAAAGCTTTAGAAACAAGTATCACTAGTTATAAAGCTTGGTTTCCATTTTTGAAGGTATATCTTGCTTCAGACTCAAAAGAAAAATCATGGAGGAAAGATATTTATGAAAAATATAAAGGCTCTAGAAAGAGAGACACAGACATTGATTGGGATTTTGTTTATACAACGTATAATGAATTTAAAAATGAAATTGGAAATAAGGGATTTAAAGTAGTGGAAATACCAAGAATAGAAGGAGATGACATAATTTCTTATATAGTGCAAACTTCTAATAAAGAAGGCACTAGTAATATAATAGTATCAAATGACTATGATATTAAGCAATTATTAAGGTATGATATTAATGATGATTACATTAATATAATGACTAATGAAATTTTTAACAAAACAAAATTGTTTTTGCCTAATAATTTCAACATATTTCTTAATAAATTGAAAAAACAAAATAATAACGACATCTTTTGTCTTAATAATAATTCTATGTTTTTTAATTTATTAACATCCTTTATTGAAAAACATGAAGTAGTTGAAATTAATCCTATACAAAGCTTATTAGTTAAAATGATAAGCGGTGATACTTCTGATAACATCGACTCAGTTTGGGTCACTTATGGCGCTGGTGGTAAAAAACGTGGTATAGGCTCTGCTGGTGCGGAGTCTATTGTAGAGAAATATGTGTCTGAGTTTGGTGAGCCTATATTGGAAGATCCAGATTTAGTATCAAATATAGCAGATTTAGTATTAGAAAAAAGAAAGGTTAATTCTATTTATACTGATGATATAATAAAAAACATCAATTTAAATAAAAGCTTGGTTGATTTAAGGTTATCTAATATACCTTCGGATATAGTAGAAAAAATGAAAGAAAAATTTAATTAATGAAAATAATACATACAGAACTTCTTGAAGAAGGCACTTTTTGTCCAAAAACTATTGCTTTTGTTATTGATAAAGGCAATTTAACATGTTATAGGTTAAATTTAAACCAAAATTTAATTGATGATTTAAATGCTAATTTCAATTTAAATATTAAATTGGAAAATTATATTGATAAGTGTACGGAAAAAATAGATACGGAAAAGGCTATTCAACTTATATTAAATGAGAAAGAAAAATACAATAGTCACGATACCAAAAATGTTTATAATAGAATAATGGCTGTTTTAAGCGATAATAAAATTCAATTTTAAAAATGATAATAAATGTTGATTTATTAAAACTAAAAGAATGGTCAGAGGAAAATGTTAAAATTATATTTAGTAATTTTAATAGTAGAGTAAATAATATGGGTGGAATTTATGGTGAATTAGATCCTTCGGGTGGATTTGATACATCGTTAAAAGATATATCACATACTATAAATAAATTATGGATAGAAGATGATAGAATATTTGGTGAGATAAGAATTCTATCTACTCATAATGGGAATATAGTAAAAGAAATTATAAAAGACGAATTAGAATTAATTAGCATATTAAAAGCGGTAAATAGAGAAAACGCCATAGATACTATCTTATTTGATGACTATGAGTATGATTATAAATATCCATCTGATATTTTAGATAAAAAAGGAATATATTTCTCTATTAGAGCTGCTGGTGTATATACTGGCGAAAATATGAAATTATCAAATTTCTTTACATTTGATATAAAAACAAAAAATACACAAACATTATTTGTGGATAATTAATATATGTATAATAATGATATGATCTTAAAGTATGGTAAATTACTACAAGATATAACTACGGAATTACGGAATTTTGAAAGTAAGTTTTCTACCAAAATAGAACTTATCTATAACTTCTACACTAACCATTTTATAATAGAACATAATTTACATCTTGCTACTAGATATCTAAAGGTAGATATTGCGGATTATTATTTAGATGACGGCATTTGGCGTATGGAGTATATGCCGAGTTTATATCCATATGTAATTGGAGATCAGATGTTTATTATAAAATGCTCCAAAATAATACCTAAATATGAAGACTTTATACTAACAAGTTTAACTCAGTCTAAAAAAGGTTTAGAAATAACAAAAAACAAACTTTCTAACACAAAGTTCATAGAAAATGCATTAGAGTCTGTTATTGTTATGGAAAAAAAGAAACTAGAAGACTTTGAATTCAAATGGGAACTATGGACAAAAGCATATTTACTATATGAAATATAAAAAATAAAATAAAATAAAAATGGAAAACGAACAAATTAAACAAACGGAAATTATTGTAGTATTAGACAGAAGCGGTTCAATGGCTTCAATCGCTAAATCAACAGTAGAAGGTTTTAATACTTTCTTAAATGAACAAAAGAACGCAGAAGGTGAAGCTTTTATGACTCTTGTGCAATTCGATGACAGGTATGAAATGAATTACCAATCAATGCCAATTAAAGATGTAGCTGAACTAGTAAACGGTGAAACATTTATAACAAGAGGCTCTACCGCTTTATATGATGCAATTGGTAAAACAATTAACGAATTAAAAACAGATAGAGATGTAGTATTTGTAATTATTACTGACGGTTATGAAAACGCTTCAAGAGAATTTAAAGGCGAGGCAATTAAGAAAATGATTGAAACATTAGAAAATGAAAACAAATGGAAGTTCCTTTACTTAGGTGCAAACCAAGATGCAGTTATGGCTGGCGCAGCAATCGGTGTTAAAGCTAGTAATAGTATGAGTTGGGCAGCATCAGCAGATGGTGTAGGTAATACATTTATGGCTATGAGTGCTAATATAGGTGGCTATAGAAATGCTAAATCTAGATATGCTGAATATGTGGCGGAAAATTTAGATAAATCTATTGCTTATACTGAATATGTGGCTGAAAGTGCGGAAAAACTTGGCTTTGATGATGCTCAAAGAAGTAAGTCAATGGATGAAAAGGATAAAAAAGATAAGAAGTAATTTAAAAATCGTAAGTCAAAAAACTTACGATTTTTTTATTATACAATTTATATGAAAAACATCACAACAACAGAACTAAAAGAAAAAATAGATAACAAAGAACCTATAATGCATATAGATGTCCGTGAATTAAATGAATATAAAGAATATAATATAGGCGGCACTTTAATTCCATTAAGTAAAATAATGCTTATGGATTTAGACGAAATTGAGGAATATAAAAATCAAGAAATAATAGTTTATTGCAAATCCGGTAAACGCAGTGTTCAGGCGTGTTTAATGCTTGAAGATGCTGGATTCATAACTACTAATGTAATAGGTGGGTTAGATTCTTATAAACTTCTTTAATCTTAACACTAAAATAAGTATGATAAAAAACGACATTTTTGGTCCTGTTAAACCTATTGAAAATAAAACTACATTTATTTTACAAGACGAGACTCCAAATCCTAAGATAGAAGATAATATATTAGCTGTGTCTAATTGTATATTTAGAACACCAGCTCATTGGATTTATGTGACAGATGAAATGAAAAAGAAATACTTTTTTATATTTAACCGTTATATGAGTAAAAAATATCCTGAACAAGCTCAACTTTTAAATGATAAATTATTAGACGAAATTGCAGGTATGAACCTAATTTATGCTTTCTTAAGTAAGAAACCTTATCCGAAGTGGTTCTGGTCAAAATCAGAAAAAAAAGCAGAAAAAGCTTTGTTTAGTGCGAAAGATTTAGTATCTTTGCAACAAAAGTTTGAATTAAAAGATGCTGAATTAGATTTGTTAATAACATATCATTTGGATGAAATTAAGGAAGAACTTAAATATATGAAGTCATTAAGCGAACAAGATAAATAATGTATTACTTAATAAGCATCGGATTTGGTCATTGGGAGTATAAAAATAGTCTAACTATTACTGAAATCACCAAAGGTGAGTATGATAGATATACTATATTTTCAAATGGTAAGCATATTACCATTGAACTAAGTAAAGAAGCAGCTACTGGTTATATAACAGCTATTGCAACTGATAAAGATTTAGAATTTAATAAAGAAACGGTATTAAATAGAGCTTGGAAGTTTCTGGATGACGTTATTGAAGCAAAAAAAGAAGAAATAAAAACGGCAAATGCTTTAATAAATAAAGTTCAAGAATATCCTTTTTATAAAATTATTAACAGAGATATTCAAATAGATAATATATTAAATTAAAAACCAAAAATACATATATGACACAAGAAAAACCAAAAATCGAAACTAATTGGTATACCGTAAAGGTGCAAAACAATTATGAAAACAAAGTAAAGGAAAGAATCGAACTTGAAATGAGCCGCAATAAAAGCGATCTTAAGATTGTAATTCCTATGGAACGAACTTTTTCTGTTAAGAAAGGCAAGAAGGTTTTTAAAGATAAACCAAAATGCAACGGCTATATGTATGTCGAAACTAAAAACATTGCCGAACTTATTAACATAGTCCGTGCTACTACTGGTGCTACAAAAGTCTTAACTAATAAAGATAAAGATGGTAGAGAATACCCAGTTCGTTTGAGAAGTGACGAAGTTTTAAGGATGCTCAACGAAGATGCTGAACTACAAAAACCAGTATCAGAAGATTTGTATGTTCCTGGTGAACTTGTTAAAATACTGGACGGTCCATTTATTGACTTCGAAGGCACTGTTGAATCAGTTGATCCAGAAAACTCTAAGTTGAAAGTAGCTGTTAAAATCTTTGGTAGACCAACACCGGTTGAATGCACTTTTGAAATCGTTCAAAAAGTAGCTTAATTAGTTTATTAATAATAAAAAAGCCTTGCTAATAGCAAGGCTTTTTTTATGTCAAATATATAAAAATAAAAATAAAATGGCAAAAACAACAAGTTCAGGCGACACTAAAAAGATCTCTTTTGGGACAAAAAAAAAGAGGTAAAGCAAAAAAATCTTTTAATAAATACTCAAGAAAAAAGAAAGCATACGTTGGACAGGGTAGATAAATAAAAAAAGCTAAGAATTAATTCTTAGCCTTTTTTATTTTTTTCATTTTTTCTCTATATTTCTCTGCTTGCTTGTTTCGTTTGCCATTATTAATAATAGCTTTTCGTTCAGCTTTTGTAGGAATATGAGGACGATTTGCTAATTCAGCTTTTATTTCAAAAGTG